CAAACGCATTTGGATACTTTTAGTGTTCAAACTTTGGACAGGAGTAAAACATGGCAAACAAGGCAACGCCTACAGCATTGAAATTGTTGAAAGGAAATCCAGGCAAGCGTCCAATCAGTAAAGACGAACCGGAATTTGACAGCGGGGTACCCGAGCGTCCTAAATGGCTATCTGATCCGGTGGCAATTGTGGAGTGGAAGCGATTAACAAAGCTCCTTTCTTCTGCGGGCGTGCTCACTGTTGGGGATGGCGACACCCTAGCAATGTACTGCTACATCCTTTCACAAATCGACGCCATCACAAAGAGCATTGCTGAAAATGGGCATGTCGCTTTTGACATCAAAATCAACTCCGACACTGGAGAGGAAATTATGGTCAATCCAAAATCCAATCCTTTGTCATTGCGGCTGGAAAATTACATCAAGGAACTCCGTACTTATTCCGGGCTATTTGGACTTGACCCTTCAAGCAGGTCGAAGATCCACACAGGAAAACCTAATGGCAAAAAAGCCGACCCGAAAGAAAGATTTTTTAAGTAAAGATCGAGCTACCGCTTATGCTCTTGATGTTCGTGACGGCAAAATAGTCGCCGGTCTTCATGTCCGAGATGCCTGCAACCGGCACCTGCACGATTTGGAGCACGCTGGGAAGCGTGGCCTTTACTATGATGAGGTTGAGGCCGCCGAAGGGATAGCGTTCTTCGAGGAAATCCTTTGTCTTAATGGTGGACAGTTTGAAGGCAAGCCGTTCCTGTTACTTCCTTGGCAAGCGTTTATTATAGGGAGTCTTTACGGGTGGAAGCGCAAGAGTGACGACACTAGACGTTTTCGGGTGGTGTATATCGAGACTGCCAAGGGAAGCGGGAAAAGTCCTTTAGCGGCAGGCATTGGCTTGAAAGGGATGGTGGCCGACAATGAACCCCGCGCCGAAATCTATGCTGCAGCTACCCATAAGGAGCAGGCAAAGGTTTTGTTCCGTGACGCCCTGGCATTCTTCGACCAAAGCCCGGCGTTGCAGAGTCGGCTGGTCGCATCCGGTACAGGCGACAACCGCTGGAACCTTGCGTTCATTGAGAAAGGGTCATTCTTCCGCGTCATATCGTCAGAGAATAAAGGCAAGTCCGGCCCGCGCCCACATGTCGGCCTGTTGGACGAGGTACATGAACATCCGAACGGTGATGTTATAGAGATGATCCGCGCCGGATTTAAGTTCCGTAGACAACCGATGAATGTGATGATAACCAACTCCGGCCACAACATGACATCAGTTTGCCGGGAATATCACGACATGGGATGTCAAATTGCGGCGCAGACGCGGGAGAATGATGAGTTTTTCGCTTTCATCTGTGCGCTTGATGAATCAGATTTGACTGATGACAAGTTCCTTGATGATGAATCCTGTTGGGTAAAAGCAAACCCGTCTCTCTCTGCTGGCATACCTGGCCTTGATTATATTCGTGCACAAGTCCGGGAGGCTCGCGGCCTTCCGTCAAAAATGTCTACGGTCAAGCGCCTTAACTTTTGCGTATGGACCGAAGCCGAAGACCCGTGGATATCCCGCGACGTGTGGATGTCAGCGCAGGATGAAGATTTTGACGAATCGCTACTTTCGGGGCGTCGCTGTTTTGCCGGGTTGGACCTGTCGAGTGTTCTGGATCTGACCGCAGCCGGGCTATTGTTTGACCCGACAGAGGAAGACCCTTTTTACCGGCTTAAAGTGTTCTTTTGGATACCCGGCCACGAATTACAGCAAAGGATCGAGCGCGACCGTGTGCCCTATGACGATTGGCGGGACAGGGGTTTTCTCAAAGTGCTACCAGGCCGGGCGATTGACAAGGCTATGGTGCTGAAAGACCTCGTTGGCATATCTGAGAGGTACGACCTCCAAGGGATAGCATACGACCGATGGCGCATAGAGGACTTGCTGCAGTTCGCGGAAAACTCCGGCATTGAGATGTCAATGGGGAAGTGGAACAAGGATAAGCGGGAGTGGGAGTTTGCCGATGGTGGGGCTGGTATCCACATGCTTCCGTTCGGACAGGAGCACCGCAGCATGTCTCCGGCAGTTGATAAATTTGAGACGATGCTTGTTAATGGCGAAATACGGCACATTGCGAATCCTGTGCTAACCTGGAACGCGGCAAATGCTGTCGTGACGAAAGACCAAGACGAAAACAGGAAAGTTTCAAAATCCAAAAGCATTGGCAGAGTTGACGGAATTGTAACGGCGGTGATGGCTTGCGGAGTGGCGAGCGAAGTTGACGAAAACTCCGGCAGCATCTACGACACGCGACCAAGCGTAATTTAAAAGGGGTGAAAATGATCGAATTGCCAAACAAGACTTTTTTCCGTGTTGATGAAGTTGCAGCCATTTTCCAGCTCTCCCCCCGGACAATCCGGCGCATGGTCGAAGATGAAAAGATCCCCGTTCTTAAATTACGCGGGGCAGTAAGGATAAGCAGGACAGTTCTAGTCGCCCTGATTGACAGAAAGATGGACAATCACGGACAATAGGCACCCACCTTCCCTTCTATAAAACCTCTCATTATCGGACAATGGTAGCCATGTCTATCAAACTGTCCACCCAAAATATCAAGGAAGCCCTGGCCGTTATCGGAGTTGGGCTTTTTTCTTTTGGACTCTGGCAGATATATCCACCATCAGCATGTTTATTCCTTGGGGCAGTCGGCATGACTCCGCTCACTGTGTCGCTACGGACGGCTAAATAATGGGAATAATCTCAAACCTTTTCTCTCCACAGGCGGCAATATCAGACGACGACATCCGTAAGATGCTAATGGAAGCTGGCGTGTCCGGTTATGGTGGTTACGGCACGTCGAGCAGTGGAGCGACTGTTTCACCTCATACAGCGATGTGCGTTTCTGCTGTGTTCGCTTGCGTCCAGGTTATTTCTCAGACGGTGGGGCAGTTACCTATCGTTTTGTATCGGAGGACGCCCAAGGGCAAGGAACGGGCTGTAAATCACCCACTATTTCACCTTGTAGGCGCTCGCCCGAATAAATTCAATCACTCCATGGCCTTCCGGGAGATGTTGACGGCCCACACCTGTTTACGCGGCAACGGTTTTGCCTTCATCAATCGTGTCGGTGGTGGTCGTATCTATGAACTTTTACCTCTTGAAGCGTCGGCAGTAGGGATAAATCGCGACCCTCGCACATGGGAAATCACCTACACGGTCAGTCAAAAGGATGGAATCAACGGCATTTACGGCCCGAAAGACATATTTCACCTGATGGACATGACACTCAACGGCTATTCGGGAGTGTCCCGTTTGACGTATGCCCGCGAATCCGTTGGCTTGAGTATGTCCACGGAGAAATTCGGAGCGCAGCTCTTTAAAAACGGCGCGAAGATGGGCGGCATCCTGAAATACGGCAAGTTCTTCAAAGATGCCGAAACTGGCCGCAAGGTTGCCGAATCTTTCGATGATCGCACAAACGGCGAGAATGCCCACAGAACCATTCTGCTAGAGGATGGCCTTGAGTGGGAAAAAATCACCATGACCTCAGAGGACGCTCAGTTTTTAGCAACTCGTCAGTTCCAGATACCGGAAATAGCCCGTTTTTACCGGATGCCGCTGCACAAAATACAGGACATGAGCGCCAGCACGAACAACAACATAGAGCAGCAGGCTCTTGAGTTCCTTTCCGACACTATGGCGCCATGGCTTGAGCGCTGGTGTCAGTCGATGAATACGCAACTCCTGACCGAATCTGAGCAGAAAGAATACTATTTCAAGTTCGATATTGACGATTTGCTCCGTCCCGACATGAAAAGCCGGTACGAAGCCTACGCTTCCGGTATTGCATCGCGGATATTGAACCCGAACGAGTGCCGGGATTGGGAAGATTTGGACCCGTACCCCGAAGGAAATGTTTATGCGAATCCAGCAATAACACCGGGGCAAGGAGACAATAATGGCAAGAAATAAAAGCTGGTACGAAATCAAAGCACAGTCAGAAGACGACACGACCATATATGTTTATGACGAAATCAGTTCGTACGGAATTTCCGCTAATCAGTTCGTAAAAGACTTAAACGAAGTCAAATCCGGGAAAATAAAACTTCGCATTAACTCTCCGGGCGGCAATGTGTTCGACGGTGTGACCATCCACAATGCCCTTAAAGAACATCCGGCGACCGTGAACGTGATAGTAGACGGCCTCGCGGCTTCTATTGCCTCAATCATTGCCATGGCTGGAGACAACGTACACATGGCCGACAACGCAATGATGATGATCCACCAGGCGTGGGCTTTTGCAATGGGCAATGCTGACGATCTACAAAAGACCGTCGAAGTGCTGCAAAAGATTGACGGCACTCTGGTCAAAACATACGCCGACAAAACCGGAGCAACACAGCGGAACATCCGGCAGATGATGAAGGACGAAACATGGATGACGGCACAAGAGGCCAAAGACCTTGGGTTCGCGGATACTATAGGCGACAGGGTGGACGCCAAGGCATCATTTGACCTGTCGAAATATGCCAATGTGCCACAGGAAGCAATGGCTATGTACGCCGCCCCGAAAGAGCCTACCGAGAGAGATATAGAAACTATCCTGCGGGATGCAGGAATAAGTCATAAGGCAGCAAAAGCAGCGGTTGCCTCCATCAAGGTGAATCATCGGGACGATGAAAGCCTCAAGGATGCAGTTGCCGAACTATCAACCAAAATCCAAATTGAAACACTAATCGCAAAGATTAAAGGAGCATGAAATGAAAGAAATACTTGATGCCCTCAATCGGTCCTTCGAAGAATTCAAGGCCGAAAATGACAAGCGCCTGCGCCAGATCGAAGCCAATGGCCACGCCGATCCACTGCTTGAGTCCAAAGTTGACAAACTCAACGACGCCATCTCTCTCCATGAGGGCGAACTGAAGGCAAGGATTGACGAGGTTGAGGCAAAACTCAATCGCAAGGAGTTCAGTTCGGGGTCGGAAGAAGATCAGGCCAGAGCCGCACACAAGTCCGCATACAAGGCTTTCATCCGAAAGGGTGCCGATAGTGGCCTGCGTGAACTGGAAGTCCAGAACGGCATTAGCGATGGTTCTGAACCTGATGGTGGCTACGCTGTTCCGGTTGAACTGGACCGCAATATCAGCGAGACGCTTATCAACATGAGCGCCATGCGCCGGTTGGCAAACGTGATTAATGCGGGCATCGGATATCAGAAGCTGTTCAACGTCCACGGCACCGGCTCTGGATGGGTTGGCGAGACTGATGCCAGAGCGGAAACGGCAACATCTGCCCTCAAGAAGCTGACTCCTTATTTCGGGGAAATCTACGCGAACCCGTTTGCCACTCAGAACAGTCTGGATGATATCTTTTTCGATGTCGAAGCGTGGATTGCCTCCGAAGTGTCAAAAGAGTTCGAGAAGCAAGAAGGTGCGTTCCTCACCGGCAACGGCACCAACAAGCCGAAGGGTATCCTTGCATATGCAACCGCCGCAACCGCCGACGCTACTCGCGCATTCGGAACCATCCAGCACATTGCGACCGGTGCATCGGCAGCACTCAGGACTGTTACGGCAACGGCATCTCCGTTCGATGATCTGATTGACATGACATCGGCCATGAAAGCCGGATACCGCAATGGCGCAAAGTGGCTGATGAACAAGTCCACCCTGGGTGCCTTGCGTAAAGTCAAGACTACGCTGGAAGGTGCCTACCTCATCACCCTGCCGACTGAGGCAACTCCGGGAACGATCCTCGGCTACGGATACGAGGAAGACGAGAACATGCCGGACATCGCAGCCGACGCCCTGGCTATCCTGTTCGCCAACTTCAAAGCGGCCTACACCATCGTTGACGTGGTTGGCACTCGCATCCTGCGCGATCCGTACACCTCGAAGCCGTATGTTTCTTTCTACACTACCAAACGGGTTGGCGGTTTCTTGGAAAACTCCGAAGCTGTAAAAGTCCTGAAGGTAGCTTCTTCCTAATCACACTTTTCCGGGGCGGCTTGAATAGCGCCCCTTTAAGGAGATAAGTAATGTCAAAAGATATGCACAATAACATAACGGTCAAGCAGGCCATTTCCCCGGCTGCATTGTCCGGCGATACCCCTGCCGTTTCAACCATTATCGACCGGCTCGGATATGATTCTGTCGAGTTCATCATCCTTACCGGGTCGATAGGTGATGCAAACGCCACTTTTGCCGTACTCCTTGAAGACGCTGACGAGGTCGCTTTCAATGTGACAAACGCCTCGGTCGCGGATACCAAGTTGCTCGGAACCGAAGTATTGGCAGGTTTCCAGTATGACGACGACAACGAAACCAGGAAACTCGGCTACCTCGGCGGCAAGAGGTTCTTGCGACTCACCGTCACCGGGTCAGGTAATAGCGAATCACCGAGCGCGGCTTATATCGCAGCTGTCTGTATCCTCGGCAACCCTCACATAGCTCCGGTATCGTAATGTTCAACGTCATCAAGGCATTTACTTTCTGTATTGATGGCATCCACCCGACAGAGTTCGGGGAAGGTCTGCACGACCTCCCCGAACGCGTGGCAGCGGTCGCGCTGGCCGAAGGGTGGGCGGTGGAAGAAAAGAAGCCAGAAGCGGCGACAGTAAAGCCGAAGCGGGGTAGAAAATGAAAAGCGTAATTGTGGTCATTCTGTCGTTGCTAATTCTGTCGGCCATTGCCTTTGCTGAAAAATCGCTACTCTCGACTGATGGGAAAGGGATCAGGGTGCAAGGCTTCTCCCCTGACCCTGCAAAGGACGTTATTCTGACCGGAAACCGGCAAACGGTAGATATGTCCAATGACGTTGCATGGGGATTATCCCCTGCATCTGATTGCAAATACCGGAATCACTCAACCGTTACCGTGACAGGCAATTTAAAAACAATTGTTGGCGGGACTGACCGCGTGAGAGTCGTCAACGAAAGTGCGGCATTCGGCACTTATTCGGGCGCTGGGTGTGCTAACGAGATTCTTGAGAGGCAATAAATGCCGGTAATCGTCACCACACCGCCGACCGTCGAAC